CTCATGCCGGGAGCGTTGATGACAGAACGCGCACCATTGATGCTGTTGTTCATGATGATGGTGCCATCAGGAGCATACTGCATTGAAAACTGAGGCCACTTACGTTTGCCTGTTTCCGGGTCCACCTGCAGTAGCATCTGTGCAATCTCTCCGGGATCGAACATGGTCATTGACGCTGCAGAAATTATTACTTTGTCTTTTAAACCTAAGCCAGCACCCATGCCCGAAGGTGTGCGCACAGTCTCCTCGCCCTCCATCTCTCTTAGCTGCATGTTCAAACCCACGCGATCCTTGAAAGAAAGGTTTGGATTCCTTAGCTTTTCTTCGAGTGCTTCGTACCGGGGATTCATCTCCGTCTTGCCGGTGAACATCTCAGGTAATTCTTTCGCAGCGCGTGATGTCCCAGGTTCCATTGGGTAATCGGTTATGGGGCTACCTCCTCGACGAGCTTCATCGAGCAAGTCAGCACCTAATTTATTGTCACGCACCAGCTGAGGGACCTCTTGTGCAGCACCTACCGGATCAGTACCTGCTCTGCCGAGAAAACTCAAATCAGTACTAGCACCAGCAGGTCCTCCCACCTCTTCCCTTGTTACTCTCCCAGCGCTCTCGCCCAGAGTAGAGATGTCGAATACTTCATCAGCATCAGCCATAATTAATCCTCAGTCTTGATGCGAATCTCTCCGCCCCAATCACCTTTCGCGAAGAAAGCTTGCCCTTTTTTCAAGGCATCGTATTCAGCTTTGGAACCGATAGGTTTTGCACCGGGAACCCACTTAAAGTTTGCTGCAGATTCCCAGAGATCTTCCACTGCATCCATGTCGTTGGATTGATAAGCCTCACGTACACCCCGACGAATAGAAGCCTCATAGATGTTTTCCATTCGAATCAGCTGACGGTAGTTAGCTTCTGTGTCTCTACCAAGGCCCAGTGAGATGCCTTTCATCTCCATTACGTCACGATCAGACGAGGAACCTTTCAAGTCTGCCAGCTTGGTCAGGTAGTCATCAGCAACGAGCATTTGTAATTCAGTTAGTTCAGTCGTATCTCCAAGGTCAATAGTCAGGAAGTTAGCTAACTGGTTTTTCAGTTCTTGGATACCACCTGTTGTAATCTTCGTAGGATCTACTGCTTTGAACAACTCGTTTGCACGTCGGACATTCATCAGAGGCGTCTTCATGCCGTACGCTTCTGCAATCATTCCCTCGCTACGTCCGGTTTGAGATTCTGCACGTTCCGTCGCTTCGATCAATGCAGCTGCACGTGCAGGCTCCAGACGATCTGCGTCTTGGAAGTACTGACCGTTCGGATCTTTCAGGGCTTGCATGACAGGCTGACCATCGGGTCCTTCCATGACAGCACCAAAGACAATGCGTTGCTGAGCAATAGGTTTGTCTACATCCTCTGGAGCAACCATGGTTTGGATTGATCCGTGCAAACTCTTGGCACGATTAGAGTTGGCGTACCCAGACATCTTTAAGAGCTGGTCGATAGACTCACTCTCTGCAGCAATTTCCTGAGAGGTTAATGCATCGAGTTGCGCATCATAATCAGCTTCGTGTTTGGATCGGAGTTCAGTCTCTTGCCGGAGCAGGCCTGCGGTGTTACCAAGAGACTCCCCAAAGCTGCCCGTCCTCGTTGGAGCAAGCATGCCCTGCGCGAGAGACAACCACTTAGCACGGTCATCTGACTTCTTCTGCGCAGCTCGGCGCTCTGCAATTTGCGTGCGGCCTTGAGCCAAGCGATCAATTGCTTGTTGTTTGTTCTGCAGGATCATCGACGCTAAAGACTGCCCCGCTTTTGGGTTCGTCGTGCGCTCAACAATCTCGGAGACGTCGAGAGCAGGTCCTTCAGGACCCATCACCTCTTCCTCTTCCGTTACCGCTGCGAGGCCACCTGTTTGATATCCTCTCATTTGCTCAGTCCTGTTTGTGATCCAATTTCAGAAGCTTGCCGCCCCCAACACCTAACGTTCTTGCGAAGTCCGGATAAAGCGAGCGTGCCCAATCACTGAGCGCGCCCGCTGCCCGTTTTCCCATACCCACTAGCTTTGCTCCCGCTGCACGAGCGAGTCCTCCTAGTCCGTACTCCTGTTCGGGTATGTAGTAGTCGTACTCGGTGTTGTCTTCGACGTAACCACCGTTGGCATATTTTCCTGGCTCGATGTAACCCCCTTCGGCTTCACCTGTGAGCCCACGATACGTTCCGTAGGCACCGACGATCTGCGAGAGAGGTGACGGCTGATAAATATTTGCTGGTCCCGTATCTTGCTGCGTAACCATGCGATCCATCGGCAGACCACGAACGATGTTCGACATGAACCCAAGTCGGTCGAACGGTAAGTTCCTCTGCTCCAAGAAATCCTGGTAGGCAGTATCGAGACTGCGCTGATTCAACTGCTGTTGCTGAGCACCAATGCCTTCGAGTGCAGCCGCGTCGGTAAGACCCATGCGCTGAGCTTCGGAGCCCAGTCGGCCCATGCCTTCTGCACCTTGGTACATGCCTTGCATGCCTGCCTCTTCAAGCGCGCCCCGAATGCGACCCAACTCACCGTAGCGTCCACGCTCAGCCTCGTATCGAGTGCCCGCATTTTCATACGCGCCGGAGAGTGCGGCAAGTTGCTGACCTTGCAAACTGTCTGCGATGTCGCGGAAGCCCTTGGTGCCGATGTCTTGCATCGAGCCTTGACCACCACGAGATCCGTACGTGCCTGCCGATGTGAACATGCCCTGCAGCTGCGGGATGTATGTCTCAGTCAGGTTTCGATTTGATTCTTCTGCCTGCCGAGCCATCACGTTGCCGATGTACGGATCCATGTACTGCTGAGCTACACCGGGATCGCTGAAACTCCCCTGTGCCTGTTGCAAATACGGATCCGCCGACGCTGCGATGTTGCCTGCTGCTTCCAACCCACCGGAATAACCTCGAGCGCTTCCCTCGACATATGGTTGCCACGAGCCCACGTTCTCCTGTGTCAGGCCAAAGGCATCTTGCTGCTCACCGGTAAAACCAGCGATCCTGGGACCACCGTACGGGATGTAAGGTTCAGCTGCGGCAGCATTCGCTCTCGCGATCAGACCTTGCGTGTAATCCGACATCCACTTCGGGATGTTTTCCACGGTCTGCCCGTAGGTTGTGACCGACTGTGGAGGCTGTCCCTCAAATAGAAAGTCCAGAGTGTTTGGCATTACGCTCTCCCTACTGCGGCACGAAGGCGAGCCATGCCGCCCCCGCTCATGTACTTGTCAGGTGTCTTGGCCTTATGGCTGAAGCCACCCTTGCTCAGGTTCGTCGCTTTGTGCTTGCGAAGGTTCTCGCGCATCTCATCGAGGCGTGCCGCGCCGGATTTACCTGATCCGTCGCCCAAGAGTGCCACGCTTTCAGCGTCTATGACGTATTCTCCGTCGCTCAGGCGTGCCGGAATGTCGTCAGACCTCCCAGTGCCCGCCCCTTGGACGAATCGATCTCCGCCTTCCTGGTAGCCTCCAGTAGCCTGCCCGAGACCGGGAGCCGGTGGCATCCAGTTGCCCGTCGACGGGTCCTGCGTGTAGCCCGCCTGCCTGACAGTGCCTTGACTGCCCCTGCCCGTGACCATCTGTGCTGGAATCGGCTGACCTGTTGACAGCATCTCTTGCAACTGAGCGTTGGCACCAAGGCCCAAGCCGCCTGTCGGCCCAGCGGAGGGATCACCCGCGCCGCCGAACGGTCTCGGGTCGATGAATAGATGCTGCCCAGACTGGGGCGCACCCGCCTGTCCGTACGTGTAGTACGCATTCGGATCCGGAGCTTGGAACTGTCGGTTCATCGTGTACTGCGGCAACGGATCGTTCCAGCCTTCCGGAAGAGGAGGTGCACCCGGATCTTCGTAACCACCCCCGGCACCCCCAGCCATCATCAGAGGCAAGCCGTACTTCGCGAGCGTAGCCATGTCGAGCCCACCCGGTGCTGCGCCCGGAGCTGCAGCCGAAGCTGTTGCCGGGGCAGGCATTCCTGCCGGGTCTCCAAACACAGTCAGACCTTCTTCACCAGCGGGGACCGGACTCATTGGCAACTGTTCACCTTGAGCACCAAGGGTAATCAAATCTTGTGCGCCGGGATCAGCACCAGACATTGAACCTGTAGGTGTTGTGCGTCGCGCCAAGATGCCACCCGCGCCCGGATCTTCGATGCCAAAAACGTTCTGCCCTTTCGAGACGAGGTTGTCCATCGTGGGCTGCATCATCTGACTTAGCCCACCCATGACTGCACCCTCGGCAAAGTCTCCACCGGTCAACGAAGATCCTGCACCTCCGGCTAAGCTCGAACCGATGACTGAGGCAGTGCTCTCCGATAGTCCGGGTGCAATCTTGCTGATCTGTCCGCCAACTACATCACCGAGGCCTCCGCTGACGGCACCAGTTATTGCGCCGGTCATGAAGTCACCACCACCGGCAGCAGACATGCCACCACGCAGCAGAGCGTTACCGACAATTGGAGCCGCAGTGGCTCCCGCACCCAGAGCTGATCCGATAGCAGTACCGAGGCCCGGAGCAAAGATGCTCAACGCGATGGGCGCAACCACCTGGAAAATCTTGGAGCTGAAAATCTTCTTGACTGCGCCCTTCACTTTCTTCCAGATCTTCGACAGGAAACCGTACTCGCCGATGCCCGTGTTCGGATTGATTTCCGCAGGTCCCCACATCGCTTCGATGACTTGGTATTCGTCGGGACTCATGTGCAGCATCATAGAGTCTTCACCCCGGCCTGCTTGCTTGGTCTTCGCTGCGGCAGCTGCAACGGAACCTCCCTTGGCATAGGCTTGCTCGACGTAACCACCGATGTTGTAGAGACGAATCTTCTTGGCATCTTTCTTCGAGCCACCGGCTTTCTTTACCAGTGCCTCGCCTGCCATTGTGTACAGGAGTTCCATGCCTCCCGGCATCGACTCAACCATCTCAGCTGCTTTAATGATCTCAGGGTCGCCTCCAGATTGCGCCAGCATCTGAGCAAGGCCACCTTTGACCGGACCTATGTTGCCAAGGGTCCGCTGCTCACGTGGTGTTGGTTTCTTTCTCGCTGCCATGGTCCTACCCCTGAAAGTTCGATGTTGCAAAGAGTCTGTCTGCCCACTCTCGCCAGTTGCTATAGTCGTATGGATCCGGGGCGTCCTGTCCCAACGGATCTACCCCACCGAAAACCCCCGCAGCCCAGTCCTGCCACTTGCTCGGGTCGTCGAGCCGCTCGTAGTTGATGTCCGTTCCATTCGTAGGGTCAGAAAAAAAGCCCAACGAACCCGTCATGACATCCGCCCACTCAATTACATTTTTAAAACCTGCCGGGTTGATGACACTCATGACTCAACCCTTCCGTCTGCTGGCTCGATGTGTGCAAACGACTTGCCCAATTCATAGTTGCCGCCCACGACATTCGAGTTAAACCGGAAGCTCATTAGGCGCTTGACCTCTTTGAACTTCACTGTCTCCTCAGCTGGTGACGCAGGAGTTTCGAAGATTGTCTCCGTTGCTCCGTCTACCACGGTAGCTTTCGCGTTGGCTCTGCCGCGTATTGTAAGCGTCATGTTGCCTGCTTGCACGAGGTCAGCCTCGATGCGGGCACAGTGGATGGACTGCGTGCTCTGCCCAGTGTCGAGCAAGTTGTACTCGCTGGTCTCAAAGAAAGATTGGATTGCGGTGGCACTCGACAGGCGAATTTTGTCGAACGCAGTCTCGTGCTGCCACAGTGTTCGACCGTTCGGAGTGACGAAGTTGTCCACCATGAAAGGACGCTTGTACACGTCGGCAAAGATGCCTGCAGTGCGACCTTGGTTAGCACTGTCGTTATCAGGTAACGGTGTGTCGTACCATGAATTCTCGCGAACGTTATAGATGACTGCGTGCGTGCACTCAGTCGCATTTCCTCTTGGATAACACCACCACAGCTCACCGTAACGCGGGACCTTCATGCCAAAACACTTCTGTCGGTGTGTGAAGTTGATGTTGTCGAAAAAGAAATTCTGATTCATGTCGTTAGGAATCTCTCTCACGACACCGTTGAACATCAGGAAGCGATCCACTCCCGGCCAATAGTAAATGCCGTCCATCTCGATGATGCTTTGCGAACTCATGATCGTGATGCCACGAGCGATGATATCGAATGCAAACGGAGTAGCAATTCCTGGTGTGAACGTTCCTCGGATGAGTGAGTCGAGCGCCCACATTAAAACTGCAGGACCAGTACCACCACCGCGAAGTGGGAATCCTTTAACTATCTTCTGCGTGCCCAAGTTGAACTCGAAAGGAACAGCACCGACATTGTTTACTCCCGAGATTCGGATGAGCCCATCGCTTCCATATGCGAACAGATAGGTACCACTGACCACGACGCCACCGCTGACAGGACCGTAGGTACCTGTGTTCCAACCGGTGCCCGCATCGACACTTAAACCAACAACGCTGAGAGGAGCCACTGCAGAAATGGTGTCGATGTAAATGTTGCCACCGATACTGTTATCAATGTTCGCTGCGTTCGGTGCTGCATGTGCAACCAGGAGATGGTTACCGGTGCCTGCAGTGTCAGCAAAGATGTCGAACTGCCAGAGGTTGTCGACATTCGCTGCGAAGCCTGCAGGCGTTCTATCAGTGAACAAGCCCAGCGTGCCGTTCGACACTTGGTACTGACCTATCGTCAGCGGATGCCCAAGGTGCAGGTACTGGATGTCATCTTGCGAGAAGCTGTGCATGCCGCGAGTAACTTCCGGCACTGAGTCAGTGACCTGCTGGTAGCCACCCATCTTCTTCGGCTTGCCACGTTGGAACCTACACCACTGCCCATCGCTATAGAACTCGTTGTCAAAACGAGTCCCGTCCCGTTTGATTCCGGGATTAGAAAGAAGAGGTGCGGGAGCAAGAGGCATTAGCTATCCGTTAATCTGTAAGTCATGGACCACCCAGCCCCAACACCCTTAACGCCTGAAGTAGTCCAGAAGTTTCCGTAGTTAGGGGGGTTGGCCGAGTTCGGTGCAAAGAAGGAGATGACTCCACCAGAAGAGATGGTGACTTGAGCCAAGACGATTGACGCAGCATTGTCTATGCAAGGGCCGCTTCCATATCGAGTTGAAGCAGGTCTCAAACCAACCGGCATCGTGTTGACAGTGAAGCAGCTATTTGCATTTGAATTTCCGAAGTTAGCGGTAGGCATCGTGAGATGTACCAAATCTCCGTAGCGGAGATATTGAATCGTGACCGAGTTAGAGTCACTGAACCCACCTCCGATTCCAAAATCAACAGAGAAGGATCCTGACTCGGTTTCTATACCAAGATCGCTCTCAGTCAAAGCACGTTCGAAGCCCGCACCCGTCAACGTGTTGTTGACTTCGAAGCCACCGTTAGCCAGCGATGCACTGCGTGCAATCTCACCGTCGTTATTGAAGAAGAGATGGACGCCCGTGTTCGGGTTTGTCCGCAGTATGACGACAGTCGCAGTGATGGAATTCTCACCTTGGATGTCAAAATTCTGATTAGGCAGATTTTCAAGAACCAAGGTATCCGAACTAACGTAGCCCAGGAATGCACGATTCCCGTAAGCCGTTGTAGTCAAGTTGATGCCTGCAGTGTTGTTCGCACCACCCCGAACTTGGAGAGTAGACAAGATGCGCAGTCGATTACCTATCAAAATCTCTGCACTAGCGTGTGTCGTGCTGATCTCGATGGTGCCGTCTGCGTTGTTGATGTTGTTCTGAATTAACATCTCTTCCGAGAAAGAATTCTGCCCAATAAAACCTACGACCGTTCCATCTTGATGTGTGAACTGTAACCGGCGAGGCACTGCATCCGCATTCGCATCACTGCGTAGCTGCAGATTGCCTCCGGTATCAGCGAACGCTCGTACGTTCCCCGCGCTATCAATCAAACTGTCAGAGATAACGACATCTTCTATGAGGAATTTGCGCATCGCACCTGCATCGGCATCCCAGATACCAATGAAGTCGGCTGCAGTATCGATGACAGTTTCTGCCGTCAGGTTATTGACGTCGAGCAGCAACGGTCGATTGGCAGTGAGGTCACCACCACCGCTAAGCCCCGAGAGTGCTGCGGTTTGTATTTCAATAGCGCTTGCAGCAGCTCCGAGATTTAAAAGGGCATTCGGCGCAGTTGTCGCACTGGTACCACCTTGTGATATGAGGACTGGCAAAGCAATCGCTGCAGTGTTCACTGCGTTGATCACATCTGTTGCGTCACAATAAAAGATGACAGTGTCACCTGGATTCACACTTGGAGGACCTACCTGAGCAGCGGTTGAGATGGAGAGGGTGAAGGCTCCACTCGTCTGGTTATCTACCCAGTACTGCTGTGTGGTATTCGGTACGACAATGCGCCGATTGCCTGTCAGGGCACCGGTAAAACGGTAAGAGATTCGATTCAGGTTCGCACCTGAAAGTACAAAGTCACCAGAACCTGGGACTGGGATCGACACGAAGTCGAATGCAATCGTCGAGGCTACCGTGAGACCAACGGTGAACCAGTTCACACCATCCGTGAAGATGAAGCTGCTGCCGTTTGGATCCAAGTTAAGACTCGCAGATCCGTCGATGAGTCCTGCCGGTGGCAAAACATTCAGCGTGCCGGAGCCTGAGTTCCGCAGCATGAAGAACCAGTCGTTACCGACAGTCGCTGCGTTGGGAAGGTTACAAGTACCAGCACCAGCGGTGTAGATGAGACACTTCGCTCGGTCACCATTGACCACAGTGAACGGAGTGGCTGCTTCCACGTCAGAACCAATCCTCTGGTTGAGTAGCAAGCCAATTGCTTTGATACCTGCGCCAGCCAGAGCAGAGGCAGATGCAACAGCGACCGACGCGCCCAGCTGGAACGTTGTCCACGCACCCATGTCCGTCGTGTTGTCGGTGAGACTCAAGACCCACTGCTCACCGGGCTGCACTGTTTGAATGGTGCCACCGGTAACGTCACGCACGAGGAATGAATTCGCACCCACGTTGTTGAACGTTACCTTGTTGCCGGTCGAAGCAACGCGTGCATCCGGCATGTCTACAGTAAGGCCAACAGCTGTTGCATTGACATCGATGATGTCAGCAACAACGTTGCCACCCGTGATCTGTTGTTCGGTAGGCCACTGCAGTACGGCATCGACTGCGATGGACAACGCGAGGTAGCTAACCCGTGACGGGAAGATCAGATTTCCGCCAAAGACGTCGGTATAACTCATCAGACTTTCTCCCTCGTAACGTTTCTATCGATGATCCGTTCCAAGTCTTGTTTCTGCAGAATCCCTAAATCACGATCATAGATTGCCTGCCACGTAGGTATGCGTTCGTCGTTCTTTAAAAATGGAGTCGCCTGCAAAAGCGCACCGTGAAGAAGGGCGTTCGGGGCAAAGTCCGTCGTCCAGTTCGTTTGATTTACTGCGTCTAACAGTGCAGGCAACTCCCAATAGTTAACCTCGAAGGGGTACGCAAAATCTGCTGAAGGCCCAATGAGCCAGTTGTAATAATCATAGTCCGCGTAGAACTTCGGTTGAGCTGTTAAGTCTTCGTCAGGCCAATAGCGCCTGATGTACTCGTACGACCTGGCGAAGAGCTGCGTGCGTACCTGCGTAGGACCCACACCGAAGTTGATCGATATTGTTTCGCGCCATCGATCAGGCTTCGGTATGACTGACTGACCTACTGCCAAGGTGTCCGTGACATTCTGTACGAAGCCGAGAATCTTTAACTCGTTCGCCAGCTGACGCTCAGCAAGATTGATCAAGCTGGGCAGCTGGTTGAACACAGTCGGATCCACAGCCGTACCCCGCTCCAAGTAAGCACGGAGATCTGATAGGAGCGAGTTGTATGTCATCGAAACAGCCATGGGTTACTCCTTACTGAGGCGGCTCCACAATCGGATTGTCATCATCCGGCAGCGTCTCTACCGCAGGTGTCGGATCTGGTTCAAGAGGATTTCCACCCCGGTCTACAGGCACAGGATCGGGAGTAACTTCAGGTTCCTCTTCCTCCAGTAGTTCTTCTTTCGCTCGTTGCAAACGCGCATGGGCATCATCTGATCTCTGACGTAGGATGTCCCACTCTGCAGCTGAAGGTTCTCGCCCGCCTTTGACCATGGCTTGAATAGTCTCCGTAAAGTCTTTGAGATCCTCGTACGCATCGTCGCCCTGTTCGAGCAACACACCAAGGATACCGAGTAGCTCGGAGGCTTGATCAAGGCGCACGCTACTGCCACCTCCCAACGCAGGGTTACCCATCACCGTGCGAAGACCGTTAACTGCCAGAATTGCTAGTGAAATAAAATCCATCATTCAGCTCCTTTTATATTTCTTAGGAGTTCGTTCACCAGCGGCGCGAGTCGAGTGACCCAATCATCCAGCCTAGTAGAGGCAGTGATCAGTTTGTCTTGACTCGTGTTACCAGCTTGGAACTCGGCTTTCACACTAATGAATTCCACGTACGCTTCAAGAAGACTATCAGCCACGGGTTTCGCCCGTTCCTCTGCCTGAATGATTGCCAGCTTTGCGTTGCGTGGGATGCTCGGCTGCTCGACCAAGTCCGCTGCCTTCTCTTGAAAGATGACAAACGTTCCATAAGCAGCGTATGCACGTTGCTCACTGGTTTCTGCAGCACGAATAGGATTCGCCGACTGACATGCAGTCAACGCGCTCAGGCATAGAATTAAAAATGCCAGTCGGTAGTCTAGCTGTCTCATAACAGTGCGCCTCCGTCACCCGAACCAGTGACTCTATTCACCAGACGTCGGGTGGAAATCGCCTGATAGTCTTTCAGGAATTGGACACCTGCACCGATGATCAAGCCTACCCAGCCAGCTTGAGTGATCATTGCAAACGTGAACTCTGGCGCGTTGAGGAACAGTGCCAGCAGTGCATTTCCAAATCCGATGAGAGCTGCAATCAAAGCTCCAGTAATCGTATTCGTATTCATACCCCTACTCCTTGAGTCCCGCACTTGGGACGAATTATTAAACGATGCTTTTCACTTCTTCCCAACTGCGAGCGAAGAATTCTCATCGCCTCACCGCTGTTTGATACAGCCCGCGCATACGCGCCAACCTTTTTATCTAGCATGAGCACGCGCTCAATTCCTGGGCCGATGCAACCGACCACGTTGCGAGCATAGTTCGCGATGTGCATGAGCACCAGATAGCGCCCCTCATCGTTCGGCCTATCGGCTTTTTCTTTGTACACACCAAGATCCGGGTTCGACAAGATGTACACCTCGTGACCATTGGTTGCTCTGATCCATGGCTCTAGCACGTACTCACCATCTGGCACACAAGACTCGAAAGGTCGACCACCCGGAACAGTATGAGCAATCCAAGGACGTTCAATAGTAGCCAGACGATAATCGACAACACTAAGAACACCTTCAGTCTCTGATACTGCATAGCTGAACCTGTCAATGAAAAGATCCATTACTCAACACTCGCCTTCAACGCTTCTTTCGCTTCTCTCAATGCTTCAAGTTCAATTTCCAAGTCGGCCAAGTAAGAAGCATCTTCAACCGTCCAATCAGTATTCTGAGCTTGCCGAAACCTCAGTGCCGCCATCTCTTTTCGTAGAGCATTGATGTCCCTAGTAAGCAAGACTGAGAATGAATTCTTCAAGGGCATTGCTTGTTCTTTTGCAATTTCCTTAATGTCCTCGGCCAACGCTTCGGTGATGATTGGCTTGCCGACAAACCACAAGATAGGAATCACAGCTGCCAAAGACACCAACAAACTTTGCAGTGCATTGATTGAAAATTCTTTGACAGCCATGATGGTCTCCCTTACGCCTCAGCGTTTGGTTTGCCCCCGTCTTCGTTTCCTGTGCTTGCTGGTGGGCTTTGCACGGGAGCCATTGGGGGTTTTACGTTTCCCGGCATAATATTTTCCTGCTGGGGTGCTGCGAGTACGACTTCACCGTTCGCTAACGCAGCCAACATACCTTCCAGGATTCCGAGTGCGCCCGACTTTGCAACGCTCAACGGAACTGGGAGGTCATCTACTTGCAGCAGTTTTACACCTGCCGCCGCAGCCATCTGAATTTGTACTGCTGATACTTCTGTCTTTGCCATTCTTCTTCTCCTTGGTTAAGGCTTTCGCCTATGTAAATCTTATGCTTCTACTAATTGTTGAACTGCCATTGCGGGGAAGTAGATGCCCCCGTCGGCTCCTGCGTCAGCATTTTTAGCTGCTCGCAGAGAAACTGTTTGCCCTGTTGCTCCCGTAATCAAATGCCCAATGATCTGGAAGTAAGTTCCATTCGGGTTAGCTGTGCCGTCAGTATCAACGACAACTGTGTTAGTGATCACTTCTCCGATAGCACTTTCAATTGGAACGTGCTGCCCGTTGGAATCGGTGTACATCCCTACGAAAATGGAGTTGGTGTCGACTGTCATATCAACTTTACCATCGTCTGCAGCAGGAGCACTGATAGACCCTGTGATCGTGATCATGTAGTGGGTGTTCGGCTTCGGTCCTATATTCACCCATCCTGCAAAGGTCGTGTCAGAAAGATTTCCAGTGCCATTCAGGAGGTCACCGTTGTAAGGAATGCCCGCGACTTCAAACTCATTGCCGTTGTCATTGGTAAACATCAACGTGTTCGAGAACGTATCGGTTCTGATCCACAGCTGCCCCTGAGACGCAACATCAGCTTCACCAGCTGCTTGTTCCCTCAGGAAGATGACGCCGCCATCATTGAGATCGAATCCATCAGCATCGATGGCAGAAACCCATGGAGTCTGTGCGCCGCTCGCATTCAATACGAAGTCTGTGCCGACATCATTGGTAAACATCGGAACACAGGGAACGTCGTTGCGTACCCAGAACTCACCACGACCTGCAATGAATGCTGCTTGAGCTGCCTTCTCCCCGCTGATTACACCCCCCACCGGAAGCAAGATGCCTGTCGCATTCGTCTCGAAGACAACAGTAGATACAAGCCCGTGTTGCATTCTGACTGCCGTACCGAATTCTATCTCGATGTTGGCACTATTGAGGCCACCTATGATCGTATCGGACCCTGCAGTGCCTGCCCCGTTGATGTTGATGAACAGCGTGGAGTTGAATGAGAAAGCGCTTGGCTTTGTCTGGATGTTCTGACGAGCAAGCTGCGTCATTCCCATCGTACCCGTCAAGTTCGCACCAATGTTTATTGGGACGTTCGTGTAAGGAGATCCTGTGGTGGAGACAAGGCCAGCACTGGTCAGGTTGATAGACCCTAGGATTAGTGGATCTGGAATAGATCCTGCAGCATTCAATACAAAATCTGTTCCAGCATCATCGGTAAACATCGGGACGTTAGGAACATCGTCTCGAACCCAGAATTGACCGATGCCTGCCGTAAGAGGATTAGCTGCTGCCCGCTCTCCCATTTCCAACAGGGTAGATGCTTCAATGCGGATAGCCGCGTTGCCAGTAGGATCCACCACCAATTGATTGTTGGATATGTTGACGATTCCATCGCGCTGCCACGTCTGCAGGAATGAACCTGCCTGATCAGTCAGTCGCAAGAAGTGCTGCGCGTCTGCGCCTGTGAAGTCGAGGTCAAGATCAAAGCCCGTGTTTGCGACGGAATCGGAATTGATTTCTGCCAGTGAGTAGCTGCTCTGGTTGGTGTTGAACCGCATGCCCGGAGCAGCGATGTTGTTCGTGATCAGTAACGCAGGACGACCAGACCCTGGGGCTTGGTCATGCGTGATGACAAACTCACCTGTGATCGTGCTGTAGGTGAACTGAGCGTCACCATCGAAGTTTCCAGCGTTGTTGAATTGGATGTTCGTGTTGGCTCCGCCGGGAAGCGGTGAAAGAATTGCAACCCACTCCAGTCCTGTCGGTTGTGCACTGTTAGCTGTTAGAACGGTCCCGTCAAAACCAACAGGCAAACGTGTGTCAACTCCATCAAAAGCGTAGAGATCCCCCACCGTTGTGAGAGGAGATCCACCACCTCCTGCAGGTACCGAATAATTTCCAGTCTCGTCGAGGTAACTGGTAGCTGCTCCAGCATTAGACAGCGTCACACCGTTGACATCCACGGGAGCTATAGCAGCATCCAAATTGATAATAGGGTTCAGCGGGTCGGTGTTGTCTACCGTGATATTCAGCCCTGAGTTAACAGAGATGACGCTGCCACCAATACCAAGATCAGTGGCTGAAACTTTACGACTGACCTGCAGGCCACCCTCCACTGTCTGCGTTTCGAAGAACGTATTAGCAGGATCAATAGGCAGCGTGATTGGAGGCATCGCTGAGATTGTAAAATTAGGCATTAGAGATCCTCATTGAAAAGCACTGTTGCACCTTCAAACACACGCAGGTCTCCGCCCGCTGTTACACGAGGGTTGCCTCCGACTGTTGCGCGCACACCTGACAGCTGCGTTTGGTTCGGAATCGGTCCACCCGTAGAAAGATCCTGATCTGGACGATAGAAAGGTAACGTGATGCGATCCGGCTGACGAGGTGGTAGACGATATGGATCGTACTGATCCAAATCATCGAGACACACCTTCAGCCCCGGACTGTTCGGGTCCGAGTACAAATCACTCAGGAACATCTTCTTCTGGCACCGGGCACAGATGCCCAGTCCGAATGTTGATTGTCCTGTTGGATTTAAAAAGATCGACATAGTTATCTCGTGTACGGTGCGATGGCAGGACGTAAGTAAACTTCCGAATCGTCGGTCTCACCCGTCCATGCATCAGCTAAGTATTTTTCAGCATCGAGGTCGAGACGAGGAATTATTATCTCCTCAACCTCTTTTAATTCTCGGCCCAATTCTGCGGCCAGGTTGCACACCATCGCAAGGTACCAACGATCCGGCACTTCCAGTTCGTCCGCCATCGTGCCTACGTCCTGCAATTGTCGCTGCACGAAGCCAGTGATCTGAGAGAACGTGAACTGGAACTGCGGGCTCGGCCACAACTCAATCTGTGGTTGCGTGCGTTGCTTGTCGTACCAGAACTGCGTTGGTCTGCCCGTGCTCACTTTATCAGGCAGGTTTGCGTAGTCGTTGCGGTTGAGTTTGTACATCGGGATCTCGTTAGGAGTGTCCTGATACACCAGTTCCAGCACATCGAGAATCGTGACGCCTGTCGCACGCAATCGATAGTACTGGTACGCCGTCACACCCTGCACGTCTGCCCAAAGCCACTCACCTGCAACAACAGGCTGATCAACCTTCGTGATCAACGGTATCGCTGTCACGAAGTTATCGTTCGAGACCTCAATGACGTAGCTCCACAAGCCTGTCGCGTTCGGCAATATACCAAACGTTGAGGCTGCAGTCGGACTGGGCAATGTCATGGTGATCGTGCCCAGAGGTAAGGTCTGCACGCACGCTGTCGATACATTGCCATCGAACGCATTCTGAGCGACGCCTTCGCTGGCTGTAGCAATGCCGGTGATGCGTTGCAAGGTGCGCAAGTTTATGGTGTACGTGTCCACCGTCCCCAAAGGACACGGAACAGTTTGCTCCCGTTCGTAGATCGGCAGAATGATCGGCACCACGTTCCAAAGCTTGATGCCTTTGTTGACCAATGTCTGCGTGAACAGCCACAGTAGTTCGAGCGCGATCTGGAGATGCTCTCCAGTAATCTGCTGCTCAACCATTTTGCACCGACGAAACGCATGATCAATGATCTGCTGATTCGTGAAGATGGTGCTTCCAACTGTTCCACTAGTTGCCATTTATCTTGCTCCGCGTATCTAACTCAGCAGTTAACCTTGCCGCCTCTGGCGTGGACATTCTTCGGCATACCTTTCTTCGAAGCGGCAGTGCCTGCTTTCTCAGGCGCTTTCATAACCTTCTTCGAACGCAGTGTCTCCTTTGCTTTTGTAATGGCTGCGTTAGCCAACGCACCACCTCCGCTTGAAGTAACTCCACGAATGGAATGCACGCCACCACCCTTCTTGTACCCAGGTTTCAATCGCTTAGTGCCTCCAGCTTCCTGCTGCTGTTCGTTGTCACCTTTTTTCGCCGGTTGAACACCATGGTCCATAGTAGCTTGCGGGCCGCGTGATTCGGGCATGCCCATTTTCTTGACCTGACCACCACGTTTGAAGCCCATAGTCATGCCGTCGTCGTAAAGCTTGCTGTGCATGTCGCGACCGTCACGCATGGTCGTTCCGCCTTTCGCTTTCTTCACGGGCGCTTTCTTCACTGCACCACCACGCATGTAGCCTCGAACCGTGCTCTGACCAGCAGAACCCGAGAAGCCTTGTGCAGCAGGAAAGGAGAAATCTTTCACGTAGGTTAAACCTACGGGTGTCGTTACCTTGCTCATGAGTCTGGATCTCCTGTGATGTTCTGAATTTCAGTTCTTAGCTGTTCACGGTATCC